TATCTACTGCCTTAAAAGCATCTCCTAGGCCGTCGCAGACCCCATCTCGTTGAAGGGCAGAGGCTAGTGCACGTTTGACTAATTCATTTTCTATATCAATGTGCTCAACGGTGTAATACACAACTGAGTCAGGTTTCTGGAAAGAGTATCCAGAGCCGTCCCACTCAATCCACAACTCTTGTCCTGGTCTTGCGTCTTTTGCCACTACTACCCTAACTATTCGTCGTCTATAACGTTATCTAATTTGAACTCAAAGTTCTTTTCCGAGTCTTCGCCAAAAAAGTACACCGTCTGTGGGTCTACCAAGGTGTAGATACCAGCAATAGTAACTGTGCCACACATACAACATATTTCAACAGATCCGTGGTCGATAATCTCTGGGCTATCTACCCCAATCAATTTCATCAGGATACTTCCAGATTCATTCATACTCTCTGGCTCCCAACGAGAGTGCTCATCTAGCCAGCACATCTCGCATACTGCCATGGGTACTTGAACAGGTTCGGCTGCCATAGATTAATTCTAGTTCCTTTTATTATCCTAGATTTGTTGTTAGACCGCCAACAACAATCCCTTTACGTCTTCTAATGACATTTCTGTCTTCAGGGCTAAGTCCTCCCCAGAAGCCAAAAGACTCATACTTTATAGCCCACTCTCCACACTCGGAGACGTGAACACATGAATTGCATAATTGCTTTGCTACTGCGTAGTCAGAGACAGATGGCAGGATAGACCTATCATCTTTGTCTTCTAAGTAGAAGAAACTTGCTCCAACTTCGGCACACAGCGGTTGATTAAAAGTCCAAGGCTCCTTAGCCACAAAATACCCTTCCCAAGCATTTGATTACTTATTTTTGTTTTCAAGCGCTCCTACTTCATAACCGCAACCTGCGTATCCAGCAATATCAATCCATGTGTCAGGTTGATATCCAGACTTAGATGCGTAGCGGGCAACCTTTAGCCCTACCATCATCATCGCAACGTCTTCATTACTTATGGGAATTCCAAGAATTACGGACCAAATCTTTGCTGTTCTGTCAAAATTATCTTCAGGCGGTCCGTATTGTTTATTGCGGTCACTAGAAATAATCTTTGCTGCTTCTCTAAGGGCTTCAACCCGTAAAGGATTTTGTTCTGGTAAAGAACTATCTGTTGTCATTTTTTATCCTCGCTATAACTTCTACTAGATAACTTTTGCCTTCTTCTGCGTCAGTAACCGTTGTTTCATAGTTAACATACCTTAGTGGGTCTTCGGAGTCGTTGTCTACAAATGAAGAAATCTTTTCCTTAATTGTGTCTAATATTTCTTCCTTATTATCAGCAAGAAAATTAAACTTGTAAGTTATAGAATTCATTGTTATACCAGTTTTTCTAGATTTTCTGGCTTGAAGTGCGCCCCATCTAGAACAGGAGTTTTACCATCGTCTGTCTTAACAATGATGTCTCCATAGCGAACTCCGACAACTCTGCCTCTGCGACCATTCATCTTTGCTTTACCAGACTCGTCATCAAATGCGTCAAAAGATACTCTTACAGTGTCAGCCACCTTAAGCGCTCCCGCTTGAGCCTTTACCCATTTTTCATTTTTATCTTCAGGTACAAGGGCGTGCCCTTGAGCAAGTTTTCCAAAAATATCAATAATCTCTTTTGAATTACTGATTTTCATAGACTTGTTCTTTTCTTTAATCTGTTCCCAGACTTCTAATAACTTGAGTACAGAGTCGCCAACAGCCTTTTTAGTTTTGTTCTGAGTAAGTTGTTCTTTTACCCAGTCCATATCTGTATCGGACATTTTTCCTCCTTCTAGTTTGTGTATGTTTTTTGGAGCAACACGTTGCCCAAATTTTCCTTGACATTAGACCAAGATGGCAGTGTTTCTATGTATAACTCTTTTTGCCGTCTTGCTAATTCAAGTCTTTGTTCTGGTGTCATAGCCTCAATCGCTGCTGGAAGCATTGACCATTCGCTACCCAAGTGAACAGTCTGACGCCAGTCAGTTGCCACAGGTACGCCCACAAAGAGCGCCTGAGACAGGCTAGGAAGCCACCAAGGGTTTCCATCTTTGTAGACTGAGATAAGGGCTCCAATAGAGTTATCTAGGCGCTCTAAGATGCTTTCATTTGCTTCCCACTTGCTCTGTCTGTAATTTACAACAGGCTTAGTAATATTTTCAAGTGTCCTGCCAGACCATTTAGTTTTTTGATTATCCAAACACCAATAATCTCCGTCAACTAACTTGGTTCTATAGCGTTGAATCTCCAAAAGCACTGAATCTGGGGCAACTAGAAACAACTTGTTGTTGTCTATTGTTGGTATGTATTTAGATATAACCTCTGATTTAGACCAAGGGTATGAAGGAATAATAGTTTTAGGCCAGGCTTCTGTGTATAACTTAGTTAGCCCAGAAAAGATATTGGCATAGTTTTCTTTTTCTAGAGCCTGATTGTATTCACGCTTCTTTGAATAGAAGGGTTTTACTAAAGATTGTGGGTTGAGGTATATCTCTCTGAGACCAGCATAGATTTTGTGTGGGTCTGGGGTGTCTACAAATAGAGAAAGATTGCCTAGTTCAGATGCGTGTTTGATAACGGAAAGTGCGCCATAAATTCTATGTGAGGTTACATTTGTTGGCGAAGATACTCCAACAATTACTGAGTCAAATTGAGATAAATACTCTTTGTCGTGTGTCACTGACGGGCTATCCCAAACAACTTCGCATCCAAGTTCGGTAAGAGCCATATTAATAATTCCAGCAAAGGAAGGCGTCTTTTCGTTAGAGTATTTAGATGCGTGTGACGCTGTGCATCCAGTAAGAAATACTTTCATCGGCCCCTCCTTCTTTAAGGATTATCAGGTGTTGCACTTACTGTCTTATAAGCGCAACACCTAACAACCGCATTATTTATTTAGAACGGTGCTGCTGGTGCAGCGGCTACTGCTGATGGCGCTGGAGCAGGTGCTGGCGCTGGTGCAGGAGCAGGTGCAGGTGCAGCGGCACTAACTGGTGCTGCTGCTGTTTGTGCAACTGCTGGATAGTAGTTCTTGATTTCGTTTTTCTTTTGTCCTTGCCAAGTACGTGTTCCTACTTGAGCACGGAAGCGACGACCAACAATAATCTGCTCAATCTGAGCATTTGATGGTTGTGGCTGTTGCATGAAGTATTCCTTTGGCAGACCAAGAGCGTGCATCTTCTTAAAGAAAATACCTAACGCTGCTTGACTGTCTGGAGATACAACGAGATTGTCCCAAACAAGACGCTTATTGTGAGCACCGCCCTCAACCTGTGCCTTGACTGCGAACATGGTTTTGCCGCTCTGTGAAACCTTTGCTGTTGCTTCAAGGACTACTAAATCGTAGTCACCATCTGGCAGAGCATCGTAGGTTCCAGTTTCGCCGGCTTCCTTGATGAGATCGCTCCAATTGAGAGTACTCACTCTGTTACCTCTTTCTTAGTTGTTGTTGTTGTTGCTGTTTGTCGTGGTCCGAAAATCATGTCTAACATTCGGTCAACTGACAAATTTTCCTGTTCAACGATTGCGCCGAGGCGTCCTTGGACACGCTCACCCGCTTCGTATTCGTTTGTACGTTCAACATACATACGTCGCACTTTCTGTGGTGCTTGCATTGGGTCAATACTTTGATGTTGTTCCAAAGTTATAGCCCCAAGAATGTCGTAGAAGTATGGTGCTTGAATCTGCAATTGACCCTGTAGGTAAGGACGATGACGCCCATCCTGTGAGGTCTTTGACATTGCTGTAAGCACTACTGCTTCTAACGGATTAGTTGGATGCATTGTTAAATCTCGCAAGTCCCGGAGAAGACCACCCATGTGGCGAAGTAATTCGCCCCACTGTTGCATCTTCATTTGCTCAGTTCCAGCAATACTGTCCATACATTTAACTTGGAGTTCAGAGATTGAGTCAATAATCAAACTCTTGAAGTGATGCTTTCCAAGTTGTAGCCATTGATATGTTTTGATAACTGTGTCGTAGTCACGAACTTGAACTACAACCGTATCCCAACTTCCATCTGCAATTGGTGGTTCTTCTCGCAGTGGGTCCCAGTACTTGACAACGATAGGCAGGAATCGGTGCCCGCCTTCAACGTCAAGCATTAGGCGAGGATATGGTGCAGTTACAGCAAATGTTGATTTACCAACCTTGCTTTCCCCGTAAACCATAACCGTTAGAGAGCGTTGAATTTCGCTCATTGTCACTCGCTTCCTGTTTTGTCTGTGTCATAGTATGCATAAGGATCTTTTTCCTCATACGAATCGCTAAGTGCTTGTTCAACGGCGCTTCCGTCATCAAACATTGGGCATATAGCGAAAAATTGGCATTTCCACTTACAATCTCTACTGGCTCGTGGATATACATGGAACGCAGGATTTTCTCCAGCGTCTAGTGCTGTTCTGATTCTCATTAGGTCAGCAATAGTTCCGTGAATGCGTTGCCAGAAAGAACGCATTGTGAAGATATTGTGCCTAATCTCAACGTGGTCATAGAAAGGTGGCTTTGCTGCCGCAGTTCTACGTACCTTCTTTAGGAGAGTAAAGATTCCGCCCTCTGAGCGCTCTTTCTCATCAAACTTTGAAGACTCTAAAAGCATATAAGTCATAACTTGCTCATTCATATGAGCCATACTTGAGAACTCAGATAGCGAGCCACCAACAGTTTTGAAGTCGCGGAATAAGCGAACACCATCTGCCTTGCGACGAACACGCATATCAAGTTTTCCTTGAAGTTCTACAGCGCCATTGAATAGTGGAGCAACAATCTTTTCTTCAGTAGAAATCATTTCAAGTTCAGCATCAATTCCGTTTTCTTCTACCCATTGCTCATAACCTTCAAGCATTATGCGACCAAGTTCTGCCTCTGTCTCTAAGTCATTGACATCTCTAAAATCAGCAAGAAGAAGTTGCTTATCTTTTTCTACAAGTTCTGAGTGCGCCTGTAGTAAAGGAGTTCCTTGAGCATAATGAGCATCTAAGGCTGCGTGGATACGAGTTCCAAGTGCTAGAGCACCTGTCATATCTTTTTGCTTTGGTTGTAGGCGACGATAGTAATTTAGCCACCAACGTCTGCGACAATCTTTGAATGTTTGTAACTCTGAGTTTGAAAGTCTAATGATTTCACTCATAACTTACCCGCCTTGTCATCTTGTAGAAGTTTGAGCAACTGGTCTTTGTCCCGAACAATCTGCTCAAAGTTGTCGGCTTTAGTTTCAAGAACTTGAATTACTCGTTCTTCGATACTTCCCTCAGTTACATAGTCGGTAATCACAATTGAATCGTGTACCTCGCTTCCAATTCTATGAACTCTATCTAAAACCTGCTTATGGTCTACCAAAGACCAAGGCCTCTGAAGCATAATCAAGCGACGAGCAGCAGTCAAGGTGATTCCTACTCCACCAGCCTGTGCTGTAAACAAAATCCACTTTATTGCACCAGACTGGAAATCGTCAATAGCCTTCTGGCGTTCATCTTCATCTTGGTCTCCAGTAATTAGACCGTGAAGAATTTTTTTCTTTGTTAGTTCTGCGCTAAGAAGGTTGATAAGTTGCTTGGATACGGCGCAGACGGCAACAGAATCATCGCCAAAATCTCCGTTATCAATGTCATCCATCAACGCTTCTACCTTACAAGAAGGAGAACTAAGAACGGCTCTAATTTCTCCTGTTGACTCATTTGTGTCTAGTGTTGCGTATGAACTAGCAAATTGTAAGAGTCTAATTGTTTGTGTCAAAACGCTAGGGGCTGTCAAAGTATCTTCAGAATCAAGTTCAGCAATCATTAGGTCACGCATCTGCTCGTAAGCCTTCTTTTGCTTTGTTGACATCTCAACATCACGACGCTCATTCATTACAGGTGGTAGCCAAGGAAGTACAACTTTCTTAAGCATACGACGCATAACTGGATTTACAGATTTATAAAACTCATCTTGCATTGCTGGCTTTACGCCAATAACCATCATTCCGCCAAAGGCGTTGAACATTGTGTCAACCATTCGGTCAATCCACTTTGTCTTACTAGGCCAATCTTTAGGAGAAATCCAATGAAGAATTGACCAAAGGTCTACAACATTGTTGGCAATAGGTGTTCCAGTAAGAGCAAAACGAATTTTGGAATCTCCACTAGCAGACCACAAAGCACGACTCTGCTTTGACTTAGGGTCTTTAGAACGGTGAATCTCATCGGCAATTACAGATTTGAAATCAATATTATTTAATTCACGAAGATGTACTTCACATCTAGTTTCACTAATCTTTTCATCTTGTCCACCACAAGCACGGCAACGAGTCAAAGCAACAGAGCCATAAGGAGCAAGACGTGAGTGGGTTCTTAGAGACTCCCAGTTGATAATAAATACCTGCGATGGGTCTTCAAATTGACGCTTGCGTTGAACAGCAGAACCCTTGATTACCTGTGTAGGAACCTCTGGCCACCATTTTGTAAACTCTCGTGCCCAGTTCTTTTTCAATGTGTTAGGGCAGACAATCAAAACTGGAAAGACTTCTTCTCCTCTTTCGTGGAGCATCTTTAGAGCACGAATAGCCTGAGCAGTCTTGCCTAGTCCTGGCTCATCGGCTAGAAGTGCTCGCTTGGCTGTTGCTAGAAACTCAACGCCAGCCCTCTGATGAGGGAAAAGGATTTCATCGCCTTCAAAGGTTTCTAACTCTCTAAAAGCATTTGATGGGTTGATTCTTGTGGCTACTTCGTTGGCTGCCCATTCGGCTAGAAGTGGTCCAATAACTAGGTCATTTCTAAATGTAGAGCGTAGAGCCAGGCAGGTTGTCCAACTGAGAGGAACTCTCCAGACCTGCTCTTTAGGGCTCCAGGAGGCCCCTGGAAGGCTTTTACAGAGTTCTTTGAGGCGCCACTCAGCATTGATGAGGATGTGTTCTCCACCGCCATCTATGTCTACAGATACTGCCACTACAACCCCCAACTGTCATTATGTCTTGAAGACATACGGTACCAGAAAAAATAGTTTTTTACTTTTTCAAGACCGTATTATTTTAGCAGAACTTTTGGCTTCCAACCACTTTTAACGAGTTTTAGTAGGGCGTGTCGGATGGCGTCATTTGCGTGCCCGTCCCCGCCTTTATGCCAAGTCCCAATCTTTTTCAGGCTTTCATTTGTAAACATTGTTTTAGCATCTACAGGAGCCTGAAAAGTAATGTTCTCAGGCTTATAGCCATTTACCCTACACATATGCTTGAGAATACCTATTTGCTCAAGACTATATGGCGCTTGCGAATTTCTTACAGTTTGCGCTGTAATAGTAAAGCGTTCACATACGACCATAAAAGAATCATAGGATCTCCATTGATGTAGCGCAATTTCAACTGGGCTGGCATATCCAGCATCATCTACTTCAACTGAAAATTTAACAACGGGTAGGTCATCTTCCTGACCTGACCATTCAAGAAGACATACACCACTCATTTTTCCTGGGTCTACTGAAAGAACATACATTAGTACTTATCTCCCCATGTCTCTAGTGGCCCGTCAATTCCAGCAGTAAGCGGAACATCCCAGCCGTCGGTTGTTGTCATACATTCTTGAACTGCTTTCTTAATTTCTTCAGCATCTTCTCGTGGTGCTTGTAAAACAATTTCATCGTGAACTGGAACTATCAACAACTCAGTCAAGTCTGCTTGATCTAGTTTTACAAGATTGCTCTTGAAAACTTCAGCGGCTCCACCTTGAATTAGGTAATTGATAAGAGTGTAAACACGACCTTCATCGCAAGGAATCTTACGACCAGTCCATGTGTAGATATATCCTTGACCTTCATTGCGCTCACGGGTTGCGCCAAGGTGTTCAATTTCTTTTTGAAACTTAATCATTCCAGGATATCTTTTATCAAAAGCGTCAGAGACAGCCTTCATCTGAGATTCAGCAACTCCTGCTGTTAGTGCTTGCTTTGCAACTCCAGCGCCATAGAGACGACCATAAACCATTCCCTTAATAAGATTTCTGCGCTTATCAGAGCGAGTCATATTAGGTTCTTGATACACCTCACGACCAATTTCGGTAAACGGGTCAGAGCCAGTTGCATCAGCACGATTGAATAGTGTGATGAGGTTTGGGTCTTTAGATAAAGACGCAAACATACGAAACTCAACTTGGTCAAGGTCAGAGGTAATAATGACGTGGTCTTTGTCTTTAGGGATAAACGCACGACGCACCGTGTCATCTCCTTTTGGGAGAGTCTGTAGCGCTGGGTCTGTAATAGACATACGAGATGTGCGAGCACCAAGAGTCTTTACAGAAGGGTGAAGAATTCCATCTACATTTTTGTTGATGAAGTTTAGAAAATATGTATTAGCAAGTTTGTCTGCTTTACGTTGCTTGAGAACTGTTTCAGCAAGATTTTTTACTTCATCATTTCCGTTGATAGCAAGAAACGCTAATTGGTCTTTGCTAGCAGATTTTTGTCCAGAAGGAGTATATTCAATAATTTCTGCGCCAAGTTTTTCAAATAAGCGAACAAGTTGAATATTGCTGGTAATGCTTGTTCCAGCATAAGTTTTACTTGCCCAATCTTTTACAGATTCGGTGTAGTCAATAAGTTCTTGATACTTACGCTTAGAGTATTCAAGGTCAACACGAGCGCCATTGATTTCCATACGAGTAACAATTTTTCTAGCAGCCATTTCAAGTTCATATGCCTTGTGATATGGCTGTCCTGGTCCACACTTTTCGTAAAACATTTCCCACAGGCGCATTGTAAGAACAGTATCTAAAGCACCATAGGACCAATAGGGCTCAAAGTTTGTAGGAACAGTTCCCCAAGTCCAGCCATTTTTTGTAAGGTCTATATCTAATTTGTCTTGCAGATGAGCAGCGTGTCCATCAATAAGTCTTGCTGATAGAGGTTTTAGACCGCCAGGACCTAAAGGGTCTAACAAGTGAGCCATAATCATTGTGTCGTGTGCACGATGCCAAGGAAGTTCCCAGTGGGATTTAACTGCAAACCATCTTGCTTCGAAGGCAATGTTGTGGCACACAATGGGTCCATCAAATTTATCCATTGCTTCGTAGAAAACACCAGACCATTCTTGCCAAGGAATTGACCAGCCATGCATTCCATCACCAACTTGAACAAGTCGTAAATCGCCATGCCAAGGAGAGAGTGCATCTTCTCTTGGTCGCCCTGGTCTTTCGCCTGTTTCAGTGTCAATAGCAATTGCGTTGTGCGGTCTGCGTTCGCTAAGCCAAGCAATAAATTCGTTTGCTTTTTCTACTGAATCAACAAGGGTGACTTGAATTCCATCAAGTCCTTTTGTCATTTGTCTTTTGGTCCTTCTTTCAGATTGTTACGGAATCATCTCGACTCTGTAGACTGCATCTATCTTCTCATCATTCTCGGCTGCTCGCTCCAGCAACCTTTGTGCGACGTTAGTTAGGTATCTTGCCCCACCTTGGTCGTATTTGTAAAGAGCATCTAAGACTGGTTTAGGGTCTTCACTTACTTGAGCCCAGTAGCGATACTTTTCTGGAAAGACAATTGGTAGCGACCTTACTGGCTTACAAATGTCGCAGGGGATTGCGTCAGTATCTAAATCTTCAGGCTCTCCCTCTACTAAAAAGTATTGCTTTACTAAAGGACAAGCAGCGCCATGAAATACTAAAGATACACCAATACGAGACAAAATGTAAGAACCATTCTCTGTCCGATACAGTGCAAACTCAATCCATCTGGTTGAGCCACGACGCCAAGAAGAAGACTCTCCTAATAACCTACCATTGAACTGTAGTGTTCGTGAGCCGTCTTTTATCTCAAACATTCTTCTCTTCCAGTAGTTCCGAGACAGATGGAAATTCTTTAGGTGTCTCAGGTTGAGGGGTTAGCCTCTTAACAAGGTCTTTGTTAATGGCATCTAGTTTTGTTATATCAGCACGAAGAGTAGCAACAGCGTACTCATAGTTCTGAACCAACTCACCAATTCTTTGCCGTAAGGCAATAATTACTAAGTCTTTGTTGTCATTAGCGTCAGTCATTTAGAGTCCTCTACTAAGACATTAAGGCTTTTAGAGCCGTTATTTTGCCTCTAACAGTGTCGTTTTCTGATTCCAATGTATCAATTTGTTCTGTAGAACCATCAATACCTGTAAGAGCAATAATTGACACCTCGTTGTTGTACATGGTGTACTCTAAATTGCGAATGTGGTTGGTGATGATGTTCTGCTTATCTTCATCGGATAAGTAGGTATATGTCTCTGGCATTTTTTCTCCTTCTTAGGGTTCTATGATAGCACTTTGCTATCTATAGGTTTTTAGGCTTGATAGCCTAATTCTTCTAGTTTTTGCAGTATTACTGCTTTTTCTGCTTGGTATCGAGTCAAGTAGTACTCCTTCGAAGGCTTTCCTTCGATTTCTGGATTATTTTCTGACTCTTCTATTACCAAATTTAGATTTGATAATTTACTAAGTAGAAAGTCTGTTTTTTCTTGGTTAGTTAACATAATTATGACCATGCCGTATACGCGGTGTAGGCAGAGTCGCCAACAGCATTACTAGCACGAACTCGCGCTCTTGCCCAAATTTTTCCACTCACTGATGGAATCGAGTAACTTGTTCCAGTTAAACCACTAACTGTAGTTGTTGCTGTAGGACTTGCTCCAGAACTGTTAGTAGCACGTTGCCACTGTAGTGTGTAAGAAGTAGCGCCAGCAGAGCCTATCCAAGTAGCAGTTCCTCCTGCACTCACACTAAGACCAGT